TAACAGATGTTTGTAATCTTTTAATTTTATTTTTTTTACACATATCGTCAGTTAATTCCTTCATTGTTTTTGCTGCTAAAAATTTCATTTCAAATATGTTTTGTGATGCTATAACCCAACCTTCAGCAACTCCATCCCACAAAATAACAATACCGATTGCAAAGACTGGCTTATCATTCATAAACATTGTGTAAGCATTGCCTTTAGTTGAATAGTTACAAATTCTATTATCTTCAAAACTAGCGTCAATTTCCATTAGCTTTGAGTTCATGCCAAAAGAAATAATCTTATCTGCGTGTTCTGGTAAAAACGCTTTTATTTCACTAACCATCATTAGTTACAATAGTTGGATATAAAGCTAATATTGTTAATGGTAGTGGTTGATCTTGTTTAACAAATATAAATCCGTCTGTGTTGTAATCGTCTGCAAATTCTACTTCTTTATCTCCAGCTAAAAATGTTGCAACTGGTAAATCCATTGCATCAGATGTTTTTC